ATAATGTTATTAAAAAGCTAGAAAAAACAGAAGTCGTAAAAACAAATTATGACGGTTTTACGGTGTTTCCATTTAACTATGGAACACCTGTTTGGCGTGATTACGGTAAAAGTGCTTATGCTGAAATTATTCCAATTGTTGATGAATTAGTAACAAGAATTTCAAATAACTCCAAAATTCTTGATGATCACGCAGACCCACAATTAATTGTTCCTCGTGAAGCGTTAGAATTTAACCAAGATACAGGCGAATGGGTTTATAAACGTCATATGGCTGCTGTTGGGTTTGGTAAAAATGGCGAAATTCCACAATATTTGACTTGGGATGGTAATTTAGCAAGCTCCGAAAACCAAATTAATAAAATTATGGATTTATTCTATTTGATTTCCGGCACAAATCCACAATTATTTGGGCAAGATATAGCAGGCAATTTATCAGGTGAAGCATTGGCTAAAATCCTTATTATTCCAATTGCCAAAACAAGAGAAATGCTTTTAAGCTTAGAAGATGCGTTTGAAAATGCGTTTAATTGCTTACTAAAGGCTCAAGGCGTTGACAAAACAGTAGAAATTGAATTTGAAGTAGGTCAATTTAATAGCCAATCTGATATTACCGCTCGTGTGGTTCAAGAGAAAAATGCTGGCATTACATCTCTTGCTCGTGCAGTTCAAGAAATCAATCCAAGATACACAGAAGAAGAAGTTATGGACGAGGTTAATTTGATTAATAAAGACCGCCAAAGCGAATCAATGACAGATTTAAATAGTTTATTTCCAAATGATAGCGTAGAAGATGAACAGGAATGAATATCTTGAAAACATTGAAATAAAAAACCGCCGTTTGCTTTTAAAAATTTATAAAAAGCACATTAAAAAGCTGAAAAAAAAGATTATTGAAGCTACTGAAAAAGGAAACGACACTACTTATTTGAAAAAGTTGCAAAATCAAGTTAATGAAGAAATAATACAGTTTGAAAAAGAACTTGGTATATATTCTAATACGGCAACTAAAACAAGTTATACTTCTGGCGCAAAAACAGCCGTTGTTGGTGCTGCTGCTAAAGAAATAGCCGGAGATTACGTTTTTGGCTCTACTAACCGCCAAGCTATGCAAGTATTGGCAAAAACAACTTATCAACCGTTATCAAAAATGGCGCAACACATAGGGCGTTCAACACGTGATTATATGAAACGTGAAAATTTTGAAAACACTCAAACAGTATTAAAAGCTTTAGACAAGTTTGTGGATAGTGATTTTTTGCGTAAAACAGGTATTGAGGGAATTGGGGATGTAGTTGTTGGTTCTTCTTCTTGGCAAAAAGCCGCAAGAGAAATAAGAGATAAAATTATACAAAACGGTGCCATAAAAGTGCCTTATTACAATAAAAAAGGTGATGTTATCCGCTTTGTAGATGCCCAAGACTATGCCAAAATGGTTTCTCGTACTACAACAGCTAATGTATTTAGAGAGGGTGCAAAAGATAGAATTTTAGACACATTTGAAGATGATGGGGATTTGGTAGAAATTATAGGGGTTTCGCAGTTTGCTGATTCGCCTTGTGTGCCATATCAAGGCAAGATTTTAAGCCTTTTGGGTAAAACTAAAGGCTATACAACTATTGAAGAAGCTAAAGCAAACGGTTTATTCCACCCTAACTGTATTCATAACTTTGCTGTTACGCAAAAAGTTATTGATATTTATAAAGGTGAAAAAGAAGAAAAGCCAAAAGAACAAACAAATAAAGAGAAAAATAAAGAAGATTTAGAGCCAAAACTAGCTAAAAGTGAGCTTCTTAAGACTCTTGAAAGCAGTAATATTGAAAAAATACCAGTTAAGCGATTAAATAAACAATTAAAAACAGAAGAAATTATTGAGCGTGTAGGTGGTGGCGATATGACAAAGGGTTCTTGTTCTTCTTTGGCGTTTGCATATGCTGGTAACAAGGCAAATATGGATGTTTTAGACTTTAGAGATGGTAAATCTCGTGAGTTTTTCAGCATAACGAAAAATATTTTAAGTGTTGCTAAATTAGATGGGGTTGAAAGTTATATTGAAAAGAGTTATAATGATTATGTAGCTATTAATACCCTTTTAAGAAAGGTTGTTGATAACAAAGAATACTACCTTGCAACTGGCCGCCACGCAGCTGTTATAAGGAAAGTTGATACAGGATTTGAGTATTTGGAATTGCAAACATCCAATAATAATGGCTATAAAAAACTTACAAATGATGTATTGAAAAGAAGATTCTCTTGCCGAAAATCTTATACACGACACGGATCAAAATTTCAAATGTCGAGTGTAATAATAGATATCGAAACTCTTGCTCAAAATACAGAATTTAAAGAAATATTAGAATATATAAATACAGATGTTAATAAACAAAAGAAAGGAATAAAAGGCTTTGCTAAGTGATTTTTATAAAAATAACAAAAATGATGTTATTTGGTGGGCAGCCGATTTAGAATCAATTGGTGAACATCTGTTTAGTTTCGATAAGAAAAAAATATATAATTTATTTAGCGATTATCCACATAATTTAACAAAAGAAGAAATTGAAATTTTTGACAAAGAAAATCCTTATTGGTGCGATTTTTTTGCAGATAGAAAATAAATTTTCGTTATAGAACATTTAAGCCTTGCGTTAGCAGGGCTTTTTTGTTGCTTAATTTGCCCGTTTTGCAATCTGTCATAATCAACTCTGTACATAATAAAAGGAGCGTGAAGCTATGGCAGACAAAGAAAACGGTTCTCAAGGCGTGAGCGTTGAAGAACACCAAAAATTACAGGCAGATTTTCAAGCATTATCTGAAAGTTTTAAAACTCAAGGCGAGAAGTTGACAAAGTTAGAAGGGATTTTTAACGAAAGACAAACAAAAGTTCTTGACAAAGAGGGCATTTTAAAGATTTTAGGTATTGAAAAAGCACCTGAAAAACCAATTGGAGAGGTTTTAAACGAGAAGTTTAACACCCTTTCTGAAACAATTCAAAAACTTGAAGCAGACATCAAAACAAAAGATGCGAAATTAGCATTAAATGAGAAAAAAGCTCAAGTAACTGAACTTGCCAAAAAGTACAATTTCATTGATGTTGGCGATGTTTTAGGCGTGATTGACTATGATAACGCTAATTTTGATGAGCAATTAAAAGCCCTTGCAGAAAGTAAAAAGCACTGGGTACAGGCTGCCGATTACGGTAAATCTTTTGCTGGGGCAAAGCAAAAAGGAAACGACAAAGACGATCCCTTTTTGCAAGGTTTTGACAGTTAAAAATAAGGAGATTTTAAAATGGCTATTAATTATGCTGAAAAGTATTCTGCAAAAGTAGATGAAAGATTTAAATTAGCGTCATTGGTTGGCGCAGTAGTAAACAGAGATTACGATTTTACAGGCGTTAAAACAGTTAAAGTTTATTCAATTGACACAGCTGCTATGAAAGACTACACAAGAAGTGGTAATTCACGTTATGGCACTCCAGCAGATTTACAAGACACAGTCCAAGAATTGACAATTACTCAAGACAGAGCATTTACTTATGTAGTTGACAAAGGCGACGAATCAGAGCAAGCTGGTGCTAAAAATGCTGGCGTTGCTTTAAGACGTCAACTTGATGAAGTTGTTATCCCTGAATATGACAAATATGTTATTTCTAAAATTGTTGCTGGTGCTGGTACAACTGAAACAGCTGCAATCACAGAAGCTAACGCATACGATGCATTCTTAGACGGTATTGTAGCTTTAGACGAAGCAAAAGTTCCTACTGTTGGACGTGTAGTTTTGGCAACACCTGCTTATTGCAAAAGCATCAAATTAGACCCAGCATTTGTTAAAAATTCTGACTTAGGTCAAAAAATTACTCTTACTGGTCAATTTGGCGAAATCGATGGCGTGCCAGTTATTAAAGTTCCATCATCTTACTTCCCAGCTAACGTTCAATTTGTAATTACTCACCCAGTTGCTACAACTGCACCTGTTAAATTGAATGAATACAAAACCCACCAAGACCCACCGGGAATTTCTGGCGACTTGGCAGAAGGCAGAACATTATATGATGCATTTGTATTGAACAATAAAAAGGCAGCTATTTACGTTCACAAAGCAGCATAGGAAAGGAGCTTTATGAGAACATTTGCGAAAAATGAGAACATATTGCAAACAGATGACGCAATTATAGCTAGAGCGTTATTATCATCAGGTTATACAGAAGTGTTTGAAACAAAAAAAACAATTGAAGAACCTGAAAAGGTCGAAGAAATTGAAACACCTGTAAGAACTACGAGAAAACGTCAAAGGCTAGATGCAGAATAAGCGAGGGGGCTTATGCCCCCTTGTTTTAAATAAATAAAGGGTATAAAAATGCAAACACTTACAACAATTGAATATGCTGACAATTATTTTTTAAGTAAAATTGGTGCTGATGCGTGGTTAAATTCTGATATTGAAACTCATGAAAAGTTACTGATTGAAGCTTCAAGACGTATTTATGCATTGCAAGGCTTTAAATATACACCTGAATTGATTAATTTGCTTACGGTTATCCCTGAAGATTTGCAACAAGCGTGTTGTGAAGTTGCATTAAATCTTGCAGAATATTTAAGCAATGAAAATCCACACATTGTTAATAAAAGACTTGGCATAACTTCATTGTCGTTTGGTAATGATTCGGTGAGCTATGCCGAAAATAATATTAACAATGGTTTTGACGGTGCTGTATTTAATGATTATGCACAATCAATATTGAACAAATACATTATAAAGGGCTATCGTTATGTATAAACATCTTTTGTGTAATAAAGTAAATATACGTAAAATAAGCGGTTTTGACGGTTATAACGAGCCAATTATTGGCGATATTATAACAATCAATGGGAAGTTAGAATTTGGGAATAACAAAATAACTAACCGTAATGGCGAAGAAGTTGTTTCAACAGGACAATTAAGGCTTGTTGAAAGTCTTGATATTTACGATCAAATAGATGTACAAGGCGTATGGCGAAACATTATAGATATTATCCCGCAAGACGATTTTAGCGGGGATGTCTTATATTACGTAGTGTATTTTTAGAGGTTGATATGGCCAAGCATAAGGGGATTGAAATAAAAGGGTTTCAA